GCGATACCTGTGCAACTCAAAGAAGAAGATAGGCACCATTCGATACCACACTAATGGGGAGTTAGTCATAGCAGGAAAGTACGACAATTCCATGTTTGAAGGTAGCGATAAATTGAGCATGGCAGTGATGTCTGACTACGACCTGTTCATGCAACTGAACGCACATAACATAATCCTTCTCGAAGGTGATCGCTTTACCAATAGCAAGGTAATTGAAAACGAACTTTACCCACCATTCGTTATCCGGATTAACAACGATGGTGAATGGGGAAGGGCATATCGAGGCTCAAATCAATCGAAATCGGTAATTCAAAGGATGCAAACAAGGGTAAACAACATAACGCCTAACATGGATGTTACTGACTCCAATGAGGCTTTGAAAGTAATAACAAATCTAATCGACCAATATGAAATTCGTTAAGAACACCAAATACTACACAGGCGTGGTATACGAATGGAATCTTCCAACGGGACACACCTGCCCATTCGCACTGGAATGCTTAGTCAAAGTAAACAGGGAGACAGGGAAGTTCGAAAACAAATCAAACGCATACCGATGTTACGCAGCATCCCCTGAGAGATTTCCTGCAGTGCGCGAACACCGATGGGCTAACTTCGAATGGGTGAAGAACGGGAACAAGCCAATCATACCTAAAGGGTGCAAAGCAATCAGGATTCATGCATCAGGGGACTTCTTCAGCCAAGCATACTTCGACATGTGGCTTGAGATGGCAAAAGAGAATCCAAACGTAGAAATGTGGGCATACACCAAGAGCCTAAACTATTGGGTAAGGCGCATTAGTTCCATTCCTGCTAACTTGACCTTAACGGCTTCAATGGGGGGTAAACACGACAAACTGATTGCGGAATATGGATTGAAACACGCAATTGTGGTCCGGAACAAATCTGAAGCCCTTCTACCTATCGACTACAATGATGACTTCGCAAGAATCCCTAATCAGTCATTCTATTTACTGGACAACTTCAAGAGCAAATAATACATAGATTTGTGGCATGAAAACAATCAATTCACTGAGTGGTGGTAAGACATCAAGTTATGTAGCAGTTCACTATCCTGCTGACTACAATTTATTTGCATTAGTTCGCACAAGCGATCCAAGATTAAAATTCCCTGATGCCAAAGTTCGACAAATGGTTAGCGACCGTATCGGGAAAGAATTTATAGGCACACTGGAGATGGATGAAATCATATACACCATGTTCGACTTAGAGCAATACATTGGTCAGGAAATCATTTGGCTATCCGCAGACACTTTCGAGGAAGTGATTAAGAAGCATGGCAACTACCTTCCCTGTCAATATACGAGGTACTGCACCGCAGACCTAAAGGTATTCCCAATAGCGCAATGGTGCTACCAAAACACTGACCTTCCAATCGAAATGCGCATAGGCTTCAGAGCCAACGAACTTAACCGAGCCGAATCCATGATCAAGAGGGAAATCAAAGGTATCGAACACTACAAATTCAAGGTGGGTGAAAAGCATGGCAGAAACCAATGGAAAGAACTTCCTTACAGGAGGCTTCGATTCCCTCTGATTGAAGACGTAATTTTCTCTGACACAATTCAAAAATATTGGAAAGATAAGGACGTACGATTTGCGAAGTATAACAATTGTGTAGGATGCTTCCATCAGAATCCAATCCTCCTGAACAAAAGAGCAAACGATCGCGAAACCGACTCAGCCAAGAAGTTCGATTGGTTCATGATGCAAGAGGTAATGACTGACAAGCAATTCGGGACAATCCCCTATCATAAAATCAAGAGCCATCGTATGCAACTGGAACTATTCGATGAGGACTTCAGCGACTGCGATACAGGTTATTGTGGACTATAGGATTAAAATAGCCGAGAATACACTTTAATTCAATTCTAAGGCATTATCATACACAGTAACACATAATACGTTAACTTTGTAGAGAAACGCACTGAGATACAAACTATAACAATCAAATGTATGGGAGCCTCTAAGACACAAACAGACACACAAAAAAAAGCAATGATTCACGCAATGGAGAAATCATTGGGTATTGTTACCACTGCATGTCGCAACGTGGGGATTGCAAGGGACACTCACTACCGATGGATGAGGGACGATGACTCCTACCGAGCCTCGATTGAATCCATTGAGGGAATGACACTGGACTTAGCCGAATCGAAACTGCACGAGGAAATCCTGCAGGGCAATACGGCAGCGATTATATTCTTCCTAAAGACCAAAGGCAAGAAGCGAGGGTACGTTGAAAAGCAAGAGGTAGAGACCACCATCAAGACGCCTGACTTATCCGGAATCTCAACTGACGAACTACTTCAACTGCTGAATGACTGAGGCAATGGCAATGAAGGTGTCACCAAAGGACAAAGAGCATATACGCTTACTCCTTCGCAGAGAATTAGCGAGGCGTTCCCTGTGGCACTTTTGTCTTTACCTTGATCCTGACTTCTTCAAGGCACGACCATTCCTTCAGGAAGTGGCAGAAGCACTGGAGATGATTGAATCCGGACAACTGAAATCGCTATCAGTGTCGATGCCCCCAAGAGCAGGAAAGTCCTACATCACTTCCCTGTTTTGTGCATGGACGTTGGGGCGCAATCCTTCTGAGTCAGTTATGCGTAACACCTGTACTGCAACACTCTATGTGAAGTTTTCCTACGATGTTCGTGCAGTGATCCAATCGCGAGGGTACAGGGAGGTATTCCCTGATGTTAGGCTCAGCGATGACAAGAAGAATCTACAAGGGTGGAACACCAACTCATCGAGGCAAGTGGGTTACTTTGGTGCAGGGGTAGGAGGTACTATCATTGGCTTTGGAGCCACAAAGGTAGCCATCACCGATGACCTTTACCGAGGGATTGAAGATGCACTCAGCGACACTGTAAACGATCGTATTCATCAATGGAAGCAATCCACTCACGACTCACGCTTTGAAACTGGATGCGCAAGGGTAGACATCGGGACTCGATGGTCGCTTAACGATGTCATTGGCAGGAACATGGAGCAGGGCGTATACGAAAGGTCAATCATCATTCCTGCACTGAACGACAATGGGGAATCTTTTTGTGAATCAGTGATGACCACTGAGGAATTCATGGAGAAACGCAGAAGGACTTCTCCGGAGATATGGAGTGCCGAGTATATGCAATCACCTGTGGACATCAAAGGACGTCTATTCAGCGAACTTCAATACCTTGAGGAATCTGAGTTCAATGCGCTGACCGAACAACACGAGGTGGCAGGGGCAATAGCCTATATCGATGTCGCAGACCAAGGGGCTGACTATACGGCAATGGCAGTGGCAGTGTTGGTCAACAATCGGTGGTTTGTTTGCGACTACGTGTACACGCGAGACAATACCGACATCACGCTTCCCATGTGCGCTTCCCTGCTGAACAAATGGCAGGTCAAATACTGCAGGGTAGAATCCAACTCCATGGGGGCGATGTTTAGCCGTCAACTACAAACGCTGACCGAGTGCAAGATACTGCAGGTGGCGAATCAAGTCAACAAGGTTACCCGAATCATAATGCAATCGGTGTTCATCCAAAATCGATTAACTTTTATCCGCAGAGAACAGGACACGATGGCAATCCAATTCGTGCAGAATGTACTATCCTTCTCAAAGGAAGGGAAGAACAAGCACGATGACGCACCTGATTGTTTGGCAGGGCTATCTATTTTTCTGCAATCGTTGTTTAAAAATACCTAACTTTACTTAATGAAACTTTCTAACACATGGACTTAATAAATTTTTGGCAATCTTTTTTCGGTGTTAACTTCAATCCAATGGGGCGATACATTGATGCAATGCGAACGATCCTTCCTGTCAACCAATCGCAGATATGGGGGAAGAAGGAAGCCGTATGGATAGACGTTCACGATGCGTGGAAACTATACATTGAGATTCCCGAACTCAGAGCCGTAATCGACAAACGAGCGCAAATGATGTCAAGCAATGAGCCATGCCTGTATGATGCATCCGGAAACAAAGTCGAGAAACATTGGCTACTGGACTTAATCGACAAGCCGAACGCCATTCAATCATGGGCAGACGTGGTATATTCTATGAGCGTACAAGATGGCTTATACAACAACGCCTTCGCTTATGCACCTGCGCGGATGGGTGGGATTCGAAACCTGATTGTACCACTTCCTGCTGACAAGGTCAAGATGCACCTCAGTGGAAAGAAACTCAAGCAAATGGATGCCGAGGATATGGTTGACAAATTCACCTTTGTGTACGACACTGGAGACAAGGAGGCAATAGAGTGGGTGGATATGCTCTATGTTACTAC